GGATGACTTCTCGACGTTCACGTTGAGGTTGATTGATGAGATGCCAATCCTGCAACACCTCAAGCCCAATGAGAACCAACGAAACTCCAAGATCGCCTTTGATGTTGGTCCTGCACCGGCTGCACACGCACCGTCAGTGACCTCCAAAGGTCTTCAATCGCAGATCACCGGGGCCAGAGCCGACCTGATTATTGCCGATGACGCGGAGTCCCTGACCAACTCAGCAACGCAGATGATGCGTGACAAGATGTCTGAACAGGTCAAGGAGTTCGACGCTGTTCTCAAACCCGGTGGTCAGATCCTGTACCTGGGAACACCACAGACAGAAGCCAGCATCTACAACCAGCTACCAGAGCGTGGGTACGACATCCGCATCTGGCCTGCACGAATACCTTCGGAGAAGCAGAAGCTGGGGTATGGAAAGAGACTGGCACCCCTCATTGCCGACATGGATCTTGAGGAGAGTGAGCCGGTAGACCCAAAGAGATTCAACACATTTGACCTGCTTGAACGAGAAGCCTCTTACGGGAAGTCCGGTTTCGCCCTCCAGTTCATGCTGGACACCACGCTGTCCGACGTTGATCGCTACCCGTTAAAGCTGTCTGACCTGGTGGTGATGCGTCTCGACAAGGAACACGCTCCTGAGAAGATCATCTGGGCCGGTAGCCCCGAGTATGCCTACAAGGATCTCCCATGTGTTGGGATGTCTGGAGACAGGTACTACATGCCGATGGGTGTCTCAGGAGACTTCCTGAAGTATCAAGGCTCAGTCTTGGCTATTGACCCCTCTGGTCGTGGTAAGGATGAGACCGCCTACGCCGTGGTCAAGATGCTGAACTCGACACTGTTCGTGACTGCTGCCGGTGGACTTCCCGGTGGGTACGACAATGACACCCTCCAGTCACTGGCGGTGATCGCCAAGGAACACCAGGTCAACGAGGTCATCATCGAGTCAAACTTCGGTGACGGCATGTTCACGGCTCTGTTCCAGCCCGTCATCGCCAAGATACATCGCGTCACGATCAACGAAGTTCGCCACAGTATCCAGAAAGAACGGCGCATTTTAGACGTACTTGAGCCGGTGATGAATCAGCACAAGCTGATCGTGGATGAGTCCGTCATACATAAGGATTACAACTCCACCGCCCACCTGCCACCAGACAAGGCACTGAAGTACCAACTCTTCTACCAGATGACCCGGCTGACCCGTGACAGGGGATCGCTGGCCCACGATGACCGTCTGGATGTGTTGGCAATCGGTGTCAACTACTGGACCGAACAGATGTCCAGGGATGTAGACGAGGCGATACAGACTCACAAGAACGACAAACTCCACCGAGAACTCGACAAGTTCGTCGATAATGCCCTCGGTCGTAAAACCAATCAGGAACCATCATGGATAAGCTCGCAGACCTTCGGGCAGTAATGGATGAATTCGTAGATGCCTGGGACGATTTCCTGACTGATGAGATCAACACAGCCACCCTCACAGACCATGTGATCGACCTGATGAAGTCCATAGATGACATCACAGGTATCAAAGATCCTAGAACGCCCTCAGACAGTGACTGAGACGTTTCCTAGTAAAAAAGGTGTCTACCCCCCACCAAGCAATAAAACGCTTGAGACGTCCTCTACGGGCCTCTACAATAAGGACAACTATTTGAGAAGCGTCAGGCTTCTTGGGGTCGATAGAACTCAGGACTCAGGAAAATTCCGAATCCTAACCCACCCTACATCTCTCATGAGCCAGGATTGAGTGCATCCTTGACTGGTTCGTGGGGGGGTAGGGGGGGTCTTCCTAAACTAGGATCTAGGAAAATTCCCACTATTGAAACTGTTGTAACTGTTTCTAACACCGTGGTTTTGATGATCTATGAATATAGATTTATAGGAGTTGTAACTCAGTTATAGCCGTTGAAACAGGGGTAGATCATGTTGGTATTGGTTCGTTGGGTAGACATCATTGGTGAAGATCAAAGTCCTTGGTCCACCCTCGAAGAAGCCAAAGCCATGAAACCTGCTCCAATCACCACCATTGGAAAGGTGATTGAGAACACTGACCACTATCTCACGGTTGCATCCAGTTGGGACGAGTCAGATGAGTTCCTGGGGAACTTGAACTGCATCCCAAAGGGAGTGATTCAAGAAGTGTCGGAAATCAACCTTGACGTTTCTGACCAAGTACCCGGTGATTTTGACGAAAAAATCTGACAGGGTATTATCGCATAGTTTGGTGGCAAGTACCCCCGTGGGGGTCGCCTCGTCGCGCTCGTTATACGCGCACGCGCACACACACCCGCGACAAAGAACGCGCAAGTGCTGACGGCGCAAGCGTTGCGGGTAGACTCGCGATCCACCCGACGCACACACGCGCTCGTTATACGCGCCCGCGCACACACACGCACGCGCCCAGGCGCGTACAGAGGAACACAGCCCGGTTTTCTATCTCGCCGGGCAATTCTAAAATTTTTTCAATCGTCGCAACTCCTGCAACCGCCGACACTTAGCAGCCACCACCCCGACAATCTTCTCAGAATGTCCTCAAGTACACTTGACACTGTACCCGATAGCCTGTACCATGACATCGGCGGAACGCTTCGCCACTACTCAAACCGAAAGGATGCACACTATGACCTTCACGCTCAAATCAGGAACGAACAAAGGAAACCGCCGGATCTGGATCGAGGGCGATAGACTCGCTGTCATCGGTCTTCTGAAAGGTCGCGAACTGTTCCGAACCATGAACGACGAATCTGGCACTATGACCATTTCCACCATGCCGACGAACCACGGCAAGCGTCACCGAATCGCCGGAACCGATGCCCGCCCCATTCTCGACCTATGCGGGAAATGGGTCACGGCATTCATCGGCGACCATTCACACTTCACCGTCAGAGTCTCGACTCACCACGGCGGTCTGGACCTTATCATCGAACCCGCGAACGTCTGAAACCGAACCCGAAAGGATGCACATCATGGCTAGCTACTTTGTTTCATATCACGTGAATGACGAGATTGACGAGACAATCTGTGCGCCGTTCAATCGCATTGATTGGGCAGAAGATCGCTTCGAATCGATCACCGAGTATTTCAAGAGGGACGAAAACGACCGCGCCCACATCAATTACTTACACGTCCAGTTGTGGAAGTGCGGGCCCGGCGGCAGACGCGAAGGCGCGACCGTCCTCGACGAACGTATTAGCCGATGGCCGAGCCGACTGGACACGTGTCCGTGGCCCGATGCCAACCCTAACAGGAAGGACAATGACTGATAAGACACCAATCACCATTGAAACCCGGAAACGGGTTCTAGTGGTTTTCTACTCTTTCAACTCTTTCAAGGATGCACACCATGTTCATCATCTACCGACCCGATACCGCCGAGATCGCTTGCCACATGACCACCGACGAGACCGGACGAGTTCCGACCCTGTATGAGACCCGCGAACACGCCGAACGCGCTATCCGGGAGTATGAGAACGACCGCGCCGAAGCGAACATGGAATTCGACTATCTTGCAGTACGCCCTGTTTCACTCTGACCAAACCACCCCGAAAGGATGCACACCATGACAAACCAACGACTCACCGTGAACCGGATGATTAAGCAACTCCAAGAACTGAAGGAAGAGGGCCACGGCTCGAAGCAAGTCGTGTTAGGACACGGTTACTGGTGCGAAGAATTGTGGAACAGGGTTTTCACAATCGAGAAGTTCCCTGAATCTAATTTCTCACACCGTGAAGTAGAAAGGGTGACCATTGATGCCCGCTGAAAGCATTGAAAAAGTTGTTTTTGAGTTTATGAAAACGAATCCAACCGAAAACGAAATAGAGTGGTTCTATTTGAAAAAGGTTCTCCCGCTCGATAAACGCTCCATTGATGAGATTCTGAAAGGATGCACACCATGACGAACACCAGCGAACCCGATTCACTGATCCCCTGGTTCTCCCTGATCTACTTTATTGTGTTGCTCTAAGTCCTGACCAATGAAAGACTTACGAAAAACTTTCGATTTTCTCTTAAGTACACTTGACAGTCTACCCGATATCTCTATAATGACACCGGCGGAATGAACCGCCACCCGAAAGGATGCACACCATGACCACTATCTCCGAATCATTCAGAATCATTCAGATCGAACCTGCGACGATTGACACTTTCCGCGAATCGTGGCCCTGCTCGAATCTTCACGATGTCCACCATATCGTGGTGGCAATTCAGGGCGGCGACCTTGTAGACCTCGAAGCCTACGCCGATGACGACGAATCCGAACCGATCGACATCGAATCCATCGACGGTCACGCACTGGCCGCACTGGTTCGGGATGCCGAAAAGAACGCTAGCCTGGTTCCGGCCTTGCCCGCTACTGGTCGCCACCAGGCCGTGGCCGTCTGGACCTATTGAACCCGAACCCCGAAAAACTTTCGATTTTCTTGATAGTACACTTGACAGTCTACCCGATAGACTCTAACATGACACCGGCGGAATGAACCGCCACATAGAAAAGGATGCACACCATGAACCCCGACTACATCAACACACCCGACAACGAATCAACCGACCTCTACGATGCTTCAATCAATACCGGAGCATGGCTTGAGGCTATGTTCGGTGAACCCGTCGAAC